GCAGATTCACCATTTAACTTAACTTGATGGTCAGAACCATCAATATCCTTGAACCATTCTCCATTGAACTTAACCCATACTGTTTCGTCATTTGAAAGTACATAACGCACAGGAACAATCCTACCTGGTTGTAACATATCAGGTGGTAAGTAATCACCATAATCAACTATCTGTTTTTCTTCAGTCGGTTTCAGCAAACTCAACGTAGTTAGTTTAGTCATGTACTTTAAAGCAATACCTGTGTTGGATTGGTCGGTATTTGACAAATCCACTAATTGCTGTATTGCTTTATCGGATAAACTACTAGGAGTTGTATTCATTTCTGAATAAACTAATTGCTGTAGCAAATGTGTTAACGTGGTTTGGTTGTCGGGTTGCTTTAACTGTCCTATTTTACTATTCCAATTAGCGAGCCATTCCTTTGCTTTGCTTCTGATGCGTGAATCTCGGAATCCACGGGCAATAGCATCATTGATTCCCATTGCACTAAGTTGGGCACCAACTGAACTCAAATATGTGTCAGCATCTTCATGCAGAACTTCATTTACTTTCATTGATTTTTTTTAAACTACGTTGGAATTTACGACCATCTCTAGTTCGTATTGAATTTAAAAACTTACGAGTTAGGTTATCCGCTTCTTCTTCTGAGTACGCTTCATTAACAAGGTCTAAAAGACGACCTGCGCTCTCGATTAGGTTGTTTGCACGACTATTAATAACATGTATTTTGTCTCTTTCAATATGCAAATCTTCTAGTTCTTCTAGAATACTTCGTGTTCGGTTTTGCATGATGCAACCTATTAATGTTTAATGTATTTATCAGCCATTTATCTTTTTCATTAACTTTTTCATATCAGATGAATGAATTTCAGTATCGCCTGCCGCTATCTTGGGTACTGCAGAAGTGTCGATTGTAGATGGCGCTCCTAGTTTAATCTTACTCATAATCTCACTTGATTTGGCATTAGTGGAATCACTTGTCGTGCCATTGGAATTATCACTTGTAATACGTAATGTTTTCGTATCGAACAACAAATCGACACTTTGCCCAACACCTGCACTAGAACGAGTTTTCATCAATTGCAATTGGTATCTTCCCTGTTCGCGTAATGAAGCGGTAGTGTAAATAGCAAACACATTATCAGCAGTATTGATTTTGGAAATACCACCAGCAATGTGACTATGGTCAAACACAGATTCATCAACAGCAGTTCTATTCAACTGAGAAGCGGTTACCATTACAATATCCAATTCCTTTGCTAAGTTACGCAATTCCTCCGATGCGTACTTGTCCTTGATGTACTGGTCACTTGGGTTAACTGCCACACTCACAGGCATCAACAAATCTAGGTAGTCAATACACATACACTCAATCTTTATATTCTTTTGAACTTCAAGTTCTTTAACATATGACCTAATGTCATTGATTGTACTCTGTGCAGGTAGGTATTTAATACGCATAGTTCCTGCACTTCTAGATGCCATTCTGACCTTTAATGCAACCTCGTCTATTTCCTTGAATATGTTACTAGATGCAGTGTCTGTCATCATTGAGTCAATTCTCATACTTGATAACCCCTCACTTAATTCCAATGTGACAAATAAGCAATTTTTTCCTTCTCTAACCCAATTGACGATTAAATTCTGCATAAACAATGACTTACCCGAACCTGACCCACCTGCGAATATTTGTAGTTCGCCACGATTAAAGCCACCGTACAATTTTTTATCTAGAACTTCCCAACCCGTGCTAATCTGACCATTATTGTCCTTAATGGCAAGTAACCTCGCCTTTGGGTCTTCAAAATAATCAGTACCCATATCCTTCGTTAAACTAATTTGCACAGCATCTTTGATGAGTTTCTCAACAGGGTCAAAATCTCCCTTTTCGAGTAAGTCAGCACTTTCTAAAATAGCACGTTCTAACTCTTGTCGACGAGTGAACGTTTCGAATTCATCAAAGAACCATTCATAATGACCCTCGCTCATGTCAGTTGGTTCGATTAACTTAGTATTGGTTACTGCATTTATTTGGGCGAATGACGGCAACACACCATGTTCATCTGAATGCTCGACAATCATAGTGGCGGCATCATGCAATGATTCATCAAAGTTCTCTACATTGTAGATGTTTTGAACACGTAGGAAACTCTGAGGTTCATTTAACATCATTTCTAAAAAAAACTTCTGAACATCTCTATTGTAATCTTTCAATCTTCTTCCTTAATTTATTCTGCCTTGGTACAATTTGTGGCTTTATCCTAACAACGTTATTTACAATTTCCATCAATGTTCTAATCTTACCGTTTTTAATCACAGCATCATTAACATCCTTTACATCATCATCCCACGGTGGGAAACTCACGCTGAAACCATGTTTGATTGCATCATCTATCAATTTCAACCCTGGTTTATCATGGTCAGGAACAACAATAATCTTTTTATGTAATTGATTCAATTGCTGTGCTTGCATGTCACTAATTTTATTATGCATAACTGCGAATCCATCGATGCTTATGGCATCAAAAATCCCCTCGACAACTATAGCATATTCCCATTTATCACTCTGTAAATCCAACCCGAATATATAACCCTGTTGTTGTTCGTTTAGGTACTTGGGTTTATGATTATCTAAAAATCTAGAGGTGTGCCCAACATTCTTGCCATTATTGGTATATGGGATTATTATTCGATTTTTATTTCTGAACTTATCATCAGGAGTAATCATAAAGTTATATTGGTCGTACGATAACCCCCTGCCATACAAGTAGTCAACAAACTTTGTGTCATTTTTAGATATTAATCTAGCACCATCGGGTAATTTAACTTCATCAAATTCTACGTTAGTCACAGTTGCATCACTGCCTTCACTAATCATGTCAGGAATGCTCTTATACCGAAAGCTATCTAGTCGCAATTGATTGATATCACCAACACCGACGCCCAACCATGTAAGAAGTTTTTCTGCTTTAATACCAATAGGCTTACCCAATGTGAACCCTGTCTTAAAGTTGCAGTTGAAACAATGATATGACCAATCACAATCATTACTCATCAACAATCCACCCCTGCCACGTNTATCNNGTGACTCACCATTATGAGTGCAACAAACCGCATTAAACGAAATCCAACCACTCTCGGATTGCTTACGTTTGTGAGGCAAAAATGATAATATATCTAACATATCACATATTATATTGTACTACGTGAGATTGAGATATGACACTTTGTCCTAAAGGTACAAAACGGTCGAAATAAGGATAGGCTCTGAAACGTATACATGAGAGCCAAACATGTCATGCAAAGGTAATAAACAAACTTAACTTTAAAAAACCCTTTAATACTAATACAATATAGTTTGCACTTAGCGTTGTACTACAGCATTGCTTCGCTAACTTTAACAACTAATATGTTGTTGCGCTACTCTTTTCGGAGAACGTGGAGTGGTACGTCAGGTTCATCCAATTATACAACTTCGATAATATGCGACTTGTGGTCAATATATCTACACTTGGACAAAACCTATTAACAAGAATATAAAATCCTCACTAAGTCCCAATGCACACCTATGGGGGACAACCAAGATAATGAACGGATAATTCATTAACGATGCAATGACGAGTAATATACAGTTAATTTATATAATTGTCAACAGATTCAATCAATGAATTTGCAATTATTTTATGTCCCCTTTCATTTGGGTGACCGTGAGGTTTGAACACTTCCGTTTCAGATGAAAGTATTTTTCTACCATTGATATTATATAAAGTATCACAATCCATCGAAGTGGTTGCCAATGCGTTGAATTGGAAGATTGGAATGTCGTACCTAGCAGAAATACCATCGAATAACCGAACTGTAGTTTCGTAATTCATCTTATGTAATTCATCACAATCACTCATACTTAAATAGTGTTTATGTAGTTCGAACCATCCCCTGTTAACATTGGAACCCGCACTATCTAACCACTGTGCATGTAAATAATTGTTCCACGGTGGGTCATCCCCGCCTCTTTCATGATTTGGGTCGTACCAACTGATTCTACTTTCGTCTGTTAACCCAACTAATATAATTGATTGTTTGATGTAGTCGTCTGTATGATTATCTAAAACCACCACATAAGATTCCACTGCATTGATTGCAGGCTTGAACCTGGGAATGATAAATTCTCTTGAATCAAGTCATAATGTGATGCTAAAACTCCAGTATAACAGTTAGACAAACGGTATTGGTCATTTTGAGTGTAATAACTCTCCATTCCCTTTTTTTCTAATTCGGGGTCAATTAACTCGTCACCGAACGTCCAACTACAACCAAACGAAACTATATTGGTTATTTTAGATTCCAACATCACTGCGGTAATTTTTTATACGTGTCGCTAGACTTTTAAATTTATTAATATTTCCTGGAGTACCTGTCCCAAAATCCCTATGTGAGCCGATTTCAATTAGATGTAAATCCACAGGGTTTCTACCGTGAACCATGTATATAACGGATATATCGCGGGTAAGTCCACAATGCATTACCCCACCGCCCAATATATTATTCCCACTAAATGGATAGTCACTATTCCCCACCACTGCAGTTGGATTATCCATTTTTATATCTAGAAATTTATTAAACGCTTTAACTACCTGTGGGTCTCGTAAAATCTTTTTATGAGATTTTTTAAACATTTTTGATTTGATTATTCGTACATCGGCATCTTCAGTGAGGCGAGAATAATGTTCCAATAATGTTTCTGTTATCTCATTGGTTTTCATCTCAGAATCCGTCTTTATGTATTAAGTACTTGGCTTGGATATATGCTTTAACTAATCCAGAACGTACAATGTCATCTACACCAAATTCATTTGTTACAAACCAATTAGGCATCGACTCGAGTACTTTAACAAATTTACATACGTCTTTGTCTTTGTCGCGTGTGAAATCTGTTTGCATGAAATCACCACAAAACATTGCTTTTGATTTCTTACCTAGTCTAGTTAATACTGAATCTGCTTCGTGTGATGTACAGTTTTGGAACTCGTCCATAATAACAATACAATTATCTAATGTAATGCCACGTACAAAAGAAGTAATCATAAACCGTATAACGCCGTGCTTAACTAAAATTTCATAAGCATCGTCTCTGCCAAACAATTCGGAACAAACTTTCTTATAAGGTAATTCGTACACTTGTTGCTTTTCGTTTATATCGCCTGGTAAAAATCCAATATCTCTTGTTGGTACTGCACTACGTACAATAACGATTTGATTTAAGTCTGTGCCACCTGATATTAGTTCGTCTAGTGCTTTGAACATACTAAGGAACGTTTTACCTGTTCCTGGATAACCCATTAATAATTGACACTTACCACTGTCGTAATTATTAAAAAAATCTCCTTGTGCCTTTGTGATTGGTTCAATTTCTGCTAATTGTAAATGTAGCTTCGAAACAATACTTGCTCCGGTATTAGTCTTCTTCTTCTTTGACATTTATATTCCTATTAATGATATATGTGNTATGTATGTACTTATTTGGTACGGCTAAGGTGCTACTATTACTNGTGGTAATATATCTATTACACCTTGCGTTCCTGCGTTTTCGTCTACATATGCCAATTCAGTTAANGAATTGAACGCACGTTCGATACTGTAGTTTGCGCGCTGTGATTCAATTGCTGTTAAATCAGATGCAGTTAATGTTATTGATGCTTTGCCTTTTGACGGGACATTGATGGTAAGTACCTTACTCATTAGAGTCACATTTTCACTAATTAATTTAAATGTTAGTGATGTGTTTTCTAAATTAATAGGTTTTTGGTCTTGGTTGAGGAATTGAAACTCTAAAACAGTGTCCACGCCTTTGACTACTTTTAATATTTTTGAGTACACGTAATTAGTCCTCGGTAAATGTACGGTTGAAGTGATATCAGGGTCAAAGAATGTTCCTACATGACTCTGTTTGTATAAATAAATTTTAGTTGAATACATCTAAATATTTATGGAAAATGAGTTATTTCTTAAAATAGCAGAAAAATATCCTTTCTTATCAATCGTGCAATATGCAAATACAGAGCATATTGGTATTATCATGAATCAAGATAAGATATTAACTACTATGTACAATTTTAGTGAAATTAAAACCATCGAATCTAAACAATTGTTCTTGGAATTAGGGGAGACATGG